AGAACCAACTCCAACACCAGAACCTACACCTACACCAGAACCAACTCCCACACCAGAACCTACACCTACACCAGAACCAACTCCAACACCAGAACCTACACCAACACCAGAACCTACACCTACACCAGAACCAACTCCTACTCCTGAACCTACACCAGAGCCAACTCCTGAACCACAACCACCAACATTATTAAACTCTGTGACTGTTCCTGCACCAGGACTTCCAGTTGTTGTTACCACAGAAGTAACTCATACTGCATCTGAGAAAGATGGAGTTCAAAAGATTAGAAGAGACTTTGCAACTACATCACAAACTCCATTATTGAAGCAAGATACTTATAGTGATGGAACAGTCGTAAGTTCATTACTTCTTTCTGTTGATACTCAAAATAATCACGATGTTCTTTCTGGACGCACTGACCAATACGAAGTTTTAGATAAGATTGGTGGTGGATTACAAAATCTGTTTATTTACGAACCAACTGAACCAACCACAGACAGAGTAAGAGTATTCAATAACAACTATTATGCTTGGTCTTCCGGTGAGAATGGATATTCTGGTAAGACCTTAATCATTGGTGGTGGATTAGAGATTGATATTAAACCAACTTGGACTGTTGGTGCTCAATACAATAATATGAACATTGATTTAGGTGGAGTTGATAGCACTTCTAAACTCCTGAAAAATCATTATGGAATATTCAATATGTTCCGTGGAAATACATTTTCACTCTTAACAAATGCTGGATTTTCTCAGAACAAATATAATGTATCCAGAAATGTTCAGGGTGTATTTGGAAATGAAAGTTCAACAGAAGGAAAGGAGTGGTTTGTAAATAACAGACTATTCTGGCATCTCAATAAGAATGTAACTCCATTTGTTGGATATACTGTTGGTAACTATCAGAGAGATGGATTTACTGAAAGTGGTTCAGTTCAATCCAGAAGAACTGTTGATGCTATAAACAAAACTTCACATTCTGGTGAGGTTGGTCTAAATATTTCACACCGTTTTGGTGGAAAGAAAAAGGATTTATTTGGAGTAACTGTTGGTGGTTCTTATGAAACCAGTGGAATGATTGAAGCATCTGCTTCTGTTGATTATAAGGAAATTGTTATTATTGAAGGAATACATCAAATTAATGATGGAGTTTCTAACACAGCAGTATCTGCAAAACTTAAATTTAAGTTCTAAAATCCTAAATAACAAAGACACTTCATCAAGAGACTGATGGATAATCCAAATAAAAGAGAAAAGTGTATGAGTACTGTTATTCGTATTGCGATTTTGGGTTGGTCTGCTGCTCTTCTAACTGCTAGTTATGCTGGGGCCCTCGCTAAGATGGACCCCACTTTTATTGCAACTGTTTTCACCGCATCCGCTGCAACTTTCGGTATTAACACAATGAAGAAGGGTGGTGATGAAGATGAAAAGAAAGAAGAACCACGTAGAGAAGTTGTAGTAGAACCTACACCAGAACCTGCAGCACCAGAAGTTGCTGCGGCAGAACCAACTCTTGAAGAAAGAGTAGAAGTTCTTGAAGGTCAAGTACAACCTCGCACAGGTGGAGCATAATGGCAAAATCAGCAAACAAGGGCAAGAAGGGTGGTGCGGGTTCTGCTAATAATAAAAAGCAGAATTCTGGAAATGCGAATGCCAAACAAGCGAAGAATGGTGGCAAGAAAAAATGATTGAATTTGTGACTTTGACTATTGTTGGTCATATGTTGGTTGGACCTGATTTATGTCAAACAGATTTTCTAGGTGACAATCAAATCTACACGTTTACATACCAATGCCAAGAGAATGGAACACTCCTAAACGAGAGTGTTGGAATGCTCCCATCCACAAAATACTACAAGCTATAGATAATCACACCCGTCTTTTTATGGAGACGGGTGATTTTTGGCATGAAGAACAGGCCCAGATCTTGAGAAATTATGTAAAAGACTTGAAAGTCTGGATTCATAAAGAAGAAGGTTGGTGGAACGAATGAAAAAATTATTCACCGCAATTGGTTTAGTTTTATCATTATCATTTCCTGGAATTGCATCGTCTTTAGAACCAAAACAACCAACAGTAAGACCTTATAGTGCAGAGGCAATGGGTTGTATGATCCTCCTAGAATGCACTGAAGGAATAGAAAAACTTACAGTAGATTCTGAACTACTAAAGGATTCAGATTTCGATCCATTCAGAGAAGAACTAAAAAGAATTATTACTGCTCTTGATGGTGTAAATGTTCCTGTTTATGTTGCAGAAGAAAGGTATTTTACTCCAAGAACAGTAGGATTATATAAACCAAACTATAATCGTTTCTTTGTAAATGAACAGTTGCTTAAAGATCCAAGAGAGTTCTTAGGAACAATGAGACACGAGGGATGGCACGCTGTACAAGATTGTATGGGTGGAGGAATGCAAACATCTTTTATGGCTCAGGTGCATCAGGACTCTGAAATTCCTGCTTGGGTAATGAAGAATACGAGATTGACTTATGAATCAATGATGCAGAGTCGTGCCGTTCCTTGGGAGGCAGATGCGAACTGGGCAGAAGAACAATCAAATGTGACTGCTGAAAAGTTAGAGATGTGTGCCAAAGGTCCATTATGGGATCAAATTAGACCAACTCCTATGACAATGGATTGGTTAATTGGATGTGGATGGATGAAACCTCAAGAGGGCAAATATCCTTATTATCCAAATAAGAAAGTTCAGTATTGTACTGAGGGTAAGTATTGATGGAATTGCCGTGGGGAGTGATTACAATATTAGGATGTGGTCTTATCTTCACTGCATATGTAATTTACTACATACTAAAACTAGCACACGAGGAAATGAAAGATGAAGAACCTAGCAATCATTCTGTCAGCGACCAGTCTGACGATTAGTGGAGCACTTTGTTATGGTGCTTATGTAACTTATAAGAGAGCAGAAGCAATTCTTAACAACCCAGAACAATTTGTTGGTAAGGTGGTAGAGAATCAAGTTAATAGAGCATTTGAAAAACTACCTGTTCCTAAACTAAATACTGAGAAGTTTAAGTTATTCTGAAGAATGGCAGACAAAGATCCGTATATCTATAGAATCAAGTCAGTTCTTAAAGTTGTAGATGGTGACACTATTGACGCTGCTATTGATCTTGGTTTTGATATCTCCCTTACTAAGCGAATTCGTCTTGCTGGCGTCGATACCCCAGAGAGCAGAACAACTGATGCAAAGGAAAAGGCACTTGGTCTTGAAGTTAAAGAATGGCTCAAGAAAAAGTTAGAAGGTCAAACTGATGTTATCGTTAAAACAGAACTCCCAGATTCTACCGAAAAATATGGCAGAATTCTGGGACATTTGTTTATTGGAGATAATGAAGTATCCGCAGTCAATAAAAAGAAATCAGTTAATCAAATGATGATTGATGAAGGACTATGTTGGGAATATGATGGTGGAACAAAAAAGAAAGATTTTGCTTTACTTGAATCTAGGAGACAAAAATGATTTACTTTAACGTTGTTAGACTGTTTATAATCATATGGGCAGCACTTATGATTTCTGCTGTAGAATCTGTTGCTATTCGTACGGAAGGACAAGTAGAACTTGAAAGCACAAGTAGAGATGCATATGCAAAAGTACTTGTGCTTGCTGTAGGTTCTTTTCTTGGTGATGCTGCTTTTAAATTAAAAAATAAATCAAAAGGATAAACGAGCGGATAATTTCTTAGCAACTTTTTTAGCAGGGGCAAATAGAGATTTAAATCTCTTTTGTCCCTCTTTTGTAAATTTGTCTGAGATCACATCATCAATAATAATTTTATTCTCGACCTCATATAAAGCATTAGTATCAACTTGATCACGAATGTATTGTTCTACATTATCAACTTGTTCTACAAGACGAGTTCCTTCTGAAGAGTATTCAAAAATATCAATGTGCCCTTCTTCTGCAAGAACATAATGCAGAACAGGTTTGACTTGCTTGAGTTTAATTTTGAACTTATTTTTTGCTGCTTCTCTAATTAAAGGTTCAGCAGCATTCTTCAAAGCATTTAGTGCAATGCCAGAAATCATAGTAGTTGCTGTAGTGACTACTGCTACAGCACCAGCCGTAGCAACAACAGAAGGATCAGGTAAATTAACATTGACTCCATAAACAGAAAAAGTAGGTTGTGGTTTATCTGCTGGAATTTCTGCAACTGGAGTAGGTGCAGGAGGTTGTTGAGTTATTTGTTGAACTGCAGGAGGAATGTCTGGTGGTTTTGCGTCAGGCAACCCCCTTGATTTTTCTTGTTGTTGTTCTGCTGCTTGTTTTTCACGTTCTGCTTTTACTGCAGCATCAAACTCTGCCTGAGTAGGTACATTAATAACTGGATACTTGATTGCAGTATTTGGAACATCAACAACAGGAACTTCCAATCCACGAATAACAGGTGTTTCTACACCACGAATAGTTGGTTTATCTATAGTTGAAATTACAGATGGACCAGATATTCGATTGATGTTTGCATTTGGTATGTTAATCGGATTTTTTCCGATTATAGGTCTTAAATTTGAATTATCTATTGGTTGTATTGGTTCCATTGACTACATCCTCAACTTTTGGATATTTCACAACAACGTCAGCACAGATCTTATAGTAAGGACTGTCAGGATGGAACATCACACCATTTTTATATGCTTCACCACACTTTAATAATCTTACAAGTTCAAAGTCTAAGCGTGCTTTGTCAGTCTCTGCTTGCTGTCTAGCGATTTCAGTTTCTGCTCTTCTCTTACATAGATTCATCAGACGATTATCTAAAGGAATATTGATACCAGCAGAAATACCCCAGTTGCCATTTTTTGATGCGAAACTTTCTGGGTCTTCACTAGAATTATTGCTACTCATAGCAAATGGAGATACTGAAAAAGTTGCTCCCTGGCAACTTACTCCACCACCATAAGTATTAACTGCATATGGTCCTTGAAGAACTTGGACAGCTTGGTTAGTTACATTTCCTGTAGCACTTGCGCTTGGTCCAGCGATATTTGTATTACTGGGAGCAGGAGTGCTTTGAGCAAATGCAGTTCCTGTTGAGATTACTGCGTAAAGACAGAGATTGATGTAGTGGTTGATTGGGTTTCTGTGGTGCGGTCTATCCATGTTTCTTTTGCCACTCCAGGTCCGAGGTAGGTTTCACTGAACTGGAATGGAGCACCTTGAGTCATAATACTGTAGTTTGCTCCTTGTTGAGGAGTACCAGGAATGTTGATATTAGTTCCAGATACAGTATATGATGTTCCAGTTGTGTATTCAACTTGACGAATGGTCTCTACAACTTTAGTTGCAGATTCTGTGGTAGCATTAATTGTGCCTCTGGTAAAATTAGGCACAACACTTTCAGCATAAGCGGGAGTACAAATGACTCCCGCCGCTAAAAGCAAAGCGGGAGTTAAATGTCTCATTTGAATACGCTTAACTCAATGGATCTTTGAGCAGTACCACTTGTTCCAGCACCACCAGCAGTAATGGTAGAAACACTTGTTGGAGAAAGAGTTCCCGCAAGAGAACCTTTGTCTCCACCAACTTGAGTTATGCTATCTCCATAAAGATTTGGAGTTCCAATAACACCACCACTAACTGTTTGAGTGCTTACGGAAGTATCAGCAGCATTGATACTTTCTGAGAAACTAAATGCCTGACCTGGAGTATTGATATCATAGGTTCCAGCACCACCTACACCACCAAAGGATGTTGCTTGGATGTTGGTTCCTGACGCTGAATATGAAGCACCGATTCGGGTTGATTGAACTGCAGCACCATCAACTTTCAATTGTACGGAGTCAGTGATTCTTGATGTAATTTCAGCAGCATTAACTGGGATTGCGAAGAATAACGAAAAGGCTAATAGAAGTCTTTTCATTTTCTTATGTTGTGATAAACACTATTGTTATTTAGCAGAATGTGTCCATATGTGGAGAGGGCTTGACAGGGGCGGCAAACCGTAGTATGATAAATAGGTAAACAAATGTTACGGATTTCTCACAATCCTTAACATTGGCAAACACCCGTTAACCGAGACCTATGGGTGTATAAAAACGTCTCTCATATCCCGCCTGAGGGTGGCGGGAACATAGTAACTCCACCATTTCCCTGATGGTCTTACTAACAGTTTAAAACAATGACTGCTACAATTTCACAACAAAAACCTAATGATTGAACTCCCAAAAGAACTCAAAGACATTAACTTACAACAAATGATTTGGGATAAGATTGTAGCAGAAAACAAAGAGATGCACGATAAACAAATGACTGATGTTCTTTATGATAAATTTGATATACATAACTAAAAAGTATTTGTAAAATGGACGCACAGGAACTTCGCAATCTTCAAGAAGCATATAAGGAAGTTTATAATGAGTTGGATGAAGAACAATCCACTATTCCACGGGGAACACCTATGAATAAAAGGTGGCCATATATAAGTAACAAGGATCCTGATTTTCAAACTGCCGTAGATAGAGTAAATAAAAAGAAATCTAAAAAGACAAATGAAGAAGTAGATATTTACAACATCATCCTCTCACATCTTCTCGATGAAGGTTATGCAGAAACACCAGAAGCAGCAGAAGCAATTATGGTGAATATGAGTGAAGATTGGAGAAACTCTATTCTTGGTTGATTATTACGAAATACTAACATAAACTTCATTACAACTCCAAACCTACCTAAATAATAGTAGGTTTGGAGTTTTTTATGTGCTCTGCTATTGTTCTTTCTACTGATAAGTATAACTATCGTAAAGTTGCCCAAAAACATTATGGACTTACTGATGAGCAGATGAAAGATATTGATGTTCACCACAACCCACCAAGATGTGAAGGTGGTAGAAATATTCCAGAGCATCTTTATGTTTATCATCCAGCAACTCATAAACTCATTCACG